GTTGCTGCCGCCTGTCAGACTGCGGCATTTATACTTTGCGCCGTCGATCGTGATGGTCTTACCGAAAATGAAGCCCGCGCCGTTCAGGTCGTCCCATGAGACGGAAACAAGAATAACTCGGTCGCAGATCAGGAGGGTCTTGCTGCCGTCCTTTATCTTGTGCCATTGAAGTTTATTTGCATCCGCCGAGGGCGTGTCCCCGAAGGAGTAGTTTGACATGGAGCCGGACATCTCCGGTATATTTCCGTTTACTTCTTGACCGAAGTCCGAGTCAGGTCTCCACGGTCTTGTGGGTCTTGGTAAGATTGTGCCGTTTTTGTAAAAGCCTCCGAGTTTTACAAGGCCGAGATATTGCGCCATAAAGCATCTCTCCTTCCACTTTGATAAAGCGGTAGGGTGCAAACACTTTTTTACATAGCGTGTATGCGTTCGCC